AGCTAGCTCGCAGTCAAGTAGTATCCCGGTTCATGGACGCACTCATCTACGCCCGGCTGAGCGAGGACCGCGAGCCGGATGGCGAGGCCGCTGGTGGCGTGGCGACCAGCGTTGACCGGCAAGTCGCCGACTGCCTGAAGTGGTGCGAGCTGCACGGCCACCGGGTCGCCGGCATCTACCGCGACGAGGGCATCTCAGGATTCTCGGGCGCCCGGCGGCCCGAGTTCGAGCGGCTGCTCGCCGACGCGCGCAACGGCGTCGGCCGGCTCATCGTCTGCTGGCGCTTGGACCGGCTGAGCCGCAACCGGCCCGACTTCACCCGCGTGCTCGACCTGTGCGACGCCGGCGGCGTGCAGCTCGCCAGCGTGACCGAGTCGCTGGACAGCTCGACGCCGACCGGTGAGGCGATGCGTGACATCATCGCCATCTTCGCCCGCATGGAATCGCGCAACATCTCGGTTCGGGTCGCCCGGGCCCGGGAAGAGGCCGCCCGGGCCGGCCGCCCGGTGCCCGGCGGGGCGCGGCCCTACGGCTACGCCGCCGACAAGGTGACCGTCATCCCGGGCGAGGCCGCCGTGCTGCGCGAGGCCGCCCGCCGCGTCGCCCGCGGCGAGTCGCTGCGGTCGGTCGCCCGCGATTTCAACGCCCGCGGGCTGCGCCCGGTCGCCGCGCCCCGGTTCTCGTCGTCCAACCTGGGCAAGCTGCTGGCGAACCCGCGCTACATCGCCCGGGCCGTCTACAAGGGCGTCGAGGTCGCTGACGGCCAGTGGCCGGCCATCCTGGACGTTGCCGCCCACGAGCAGGTCAAGGCCGTGCTGTCCAACCCGGCCCGGCGCACCCAGGCCGGCCGCCCATCGGTCCACCTGCTCGTCGGTGGCATCCTGCGCTGCGCCGTCGACGGCGCAGCGCTCGGCGCCCGGGCGCCCGACCAGGGAACCCGGCGCTACGGCTGCCAGGGCGGCGACCGCGAGGCCGGCCGCGTCCACCTGGTCGTCACCGCCGCCCCGCTCGAACGGTTCGTCGAGGCCGCCGTGCTGCACGCCCTGGACGGCCCGAAGCTCGGCGAGTTCCTGAAACTGCGGACCCGCAACGGCGACCGCGAGCTAGGCGACCAGCTCGTCAGGGACGAGCGGCGCTTCACCGAGATGGCGACGATGTACGCCCGCGACGAGATCGGCAAGCCCGAGTGGATGGCCGCCCGCCCGGTGCTGCAGCAACGCATCCGCTCGGCGCGCGACCGGCTCGCCCGCCGGGCCGAGGCCGCCATCCTGGCCGACGTGGGCACCGAGCCGGGCGCGCTCGTCGCCGCGTGGAAGCGCTGGACGCTCGAACAACGCCGCGACGTGCTGCGGCTGGTGCTCGAAGCCGTCATCGTCCACCCGGCGGCCCGGCGAGGCCCCGGGTTCGACGAGCGGCGCGTCGAGCTGCGCTGGCGCGCGTAATCCGGAAATCACCCTGTGGATAAATCGGGCACCGCGTAGCCGGTCGAATCGGCGCGTACAGCCGCAGATGGCGGACGCTGGGTAGTCAGTCTGTACTAGACGACGTAATTACAACCGTTGTCTTTCCACAGGCCAGCGGCCTAGTACGTCGATACCCGCGCTTGGCGCTCGTTGCTGCCGAGTGCTAGGTTCCGCGCAGCCTGGGGCGAGACCGAGACCTAGACAGCCCGCCCCGCCCCAGGCCACGCCAGCAATGTTGCTACTAGCGAGCAACAGACGGCAAGGTACGCAATGTAGTCGCGTGGCTCAAGTCGCCCGTGCGCTTGTGAATGCTGGCGTCAAAACCGGCGGGTTGCCGGAAGGCAGCCGTGACGCAGTTCTCGACGGCCCCCGAGGTGGCGCAGCTATTTCGGGTGAGCGTCTACACCGTCCGCAGATGGGCGCACGACCCTGACCACCCGTTGCGCGCCGTCCAGGTCGGGCAGCGGTTCCTGTTCCCGCGCGATGACGTCGAGCGGCTCATCGCCCAGCAACGGCTGGCCGCCAAGTGACCGCGGCCGAGCTGGCTTCCCTGGTCGAGCGCAGCCGCCGCGAACAGGGCTACCCGCCCCACGTCGAGGACGTCAGCGTGCTCGCCGCCGTGGCCGCCATGGTCGACGACGGCCGGGTCGAGAGGGGCGGCGATGGCCGAGCGGCGTAACGGCAGAGGCCGTCGCCCCACCGGAGACGACGGCCTCGACCCGAACAGTACCGCGACCAACAGCACTACCACCCCCGAAGGGAGCAGCATGGCAACCGTACCACGGCCACCGGCCGAGCCACCCCAGGACGGCCAGCCTCTAGACCCGTTCGACCTTGACGCCCTGCGCGTCGAAGGTCTGGACGACATCAGCACCGAAAAGGTCCTCCTGACCGTTCCCGCCCGCAAGCCGAAGGCGAGAGAGTTCTTCCGCGTCCACCCTGGGGACGACTACACCCTTGACTCCCTCGTGTTCGAGCGCGTAGACGGACTCGACCGCGAGGTCTATCTGGTCGCCAAGCACCTACGCGCCGAACTGGCCGGCGACTGCCAGCGTGTGCGGCTGTTCACCTGCATGAGCAAGCGCGGCGTGCTGTTCCTTTGGCCGGCGAGGCTTCCGGACGATGAGGCGGCCGGCGGAGGAGGCCGCGCCTGGCATTCCTCCGCGCTCGAAACCGCGGAGGAGGCAAAGAAGAGCTGGGTTCGGATGCAAGGCGACAGGGACCTTGGCGCCTATGTGATGCACCGTGCCAAGGGCGACCTGGGAGAGCCGGCCTGGCCGGACATGACCTTCCGGGACCTGATCGCGCTTGCCTTCAAGGACCGACTCATCGACACGCCCCACCACGACGTGCTTCGCGAGCTGCGCGGCGAGCTGTAGGTGGACGGGCTGCCGTTCAGGGAAATCTGGGCGGTCGACTTCGAGTACGGGGCGCGGCCGGGCGCCCGCCCCGTACCCGTCTGCATGGTCGCCAGGGAGCTACGGAGCGGCCGGCTGCTGCGACTCTGGCGAGACGAGCTGCCTGCCTGCCCGCCGTTCCCCGTCGACCAGGACACCCTGGTCGTCGCCTACGCGGCCGCCGCCGAGCTCGGATGCTTCCTCGAGCTGGGCTGGCCGATGCCCGCGCGGATTCTCGACCTGTATGCCGAGTTCTGCGCCAGCACCAACGGCACGGAGCTGCCGAACGGCCGCAGTCTGCTCGCCGCGCTGTCCCTCCATGGCATCCCGGCCATCACGTCGGAGGAGAAAGCGGCCGGCCGGGCCCTGGCCATGCAAACCACGTGGACGCCGGCGGAACAGGCCGCGCTGCTCGACTACTGCCAGACCGACGTCGACCCGCTGGGCCCGCTGCTACTGCGGATGTTGCCCGCCATCCGCCGCCGGCCGGCCGGCCTCGGCCAAGCTCTGCTACGCGGTCGCTACACGGCGGCCGTGGCCAGGATGGAACAGACCGGCGTGCCGCTCGACACGGGACTGCTGCGCCCGCTGCGCCAGCAGTGGGAGGCAATCAAACTCGACCTGATTTCCGTCGTCGACAAGGACTATGGGGTCTATGACGGCGCCACCTTCAAAACCGACAGATTTGCCTCGTGGGTGGCTGAGCAAGGCATCCCCTGGCCGCGCACCGACACGGGCCGCCTCCAGCTCGACCGCGACACCTTCAAGACCGCCGCCAACATCTACCCCCAGGTGTCGCCGCTGCGAGAGCTGCGCCACTCCCTGAGCGAGATGCGGCTGGAAAAGCTAGCCGTAGGACCGGACGGGCGCAACCGGGTATCCCTCATGCCGTTCGCCGCCAAGTCGAGCCGCAACACCCCCAGCAATTCCAAGTTCATCTTCGGCCCGAGTGTGTGGCTCCGCGGCCTCATCCGCCCGCAACCCGGCCGGGCGCTGGCCTACATCGACTGGGCTTCCCAGGAGGTCGCCATCGCCGCGGCGCTGTCCGGCGACCAGGCCCTGCTCGACGCCGTGCAGTCCGGCGACCCCTACCTACGGTTCGCCAAGCTCGCCGGCCTCGCTCCCGCGAACGCGACCAGGCAAAGCCACGGCCAAGTCCGCAACCTCTGCAAGACGTGCATGCTGGGGACCAATTACGGCATGGGCGCCCGCACCCTGGCACAGCGGACAGGGACCAGCATCATCGTCGCCGAGCAGCAGGTTCTGCGGGCGCTGGCCAGAACCTTCCCGACGTTCTGGCAGTGGGCCGAGCATGTCATCGACGTGGGCGAGCTGAGCGGCGAGCTGCGCACCGTCTACGGCTGGCCATTGCGCGTGACTCACAAGACGCGGCCGACGACTTTGCGCAACTTCCCGATGCAAGGCAACGCCGCAGAGATGCTCCGGCTGGCGTGCTGTCTTGCGACCGAACGGGGGATACAGGTATGCGCCCCGGTGCACGACGCGCTGCTCGTCGAGGCCGCCGCCGGCGAGCTGCCAGACGTGATCGCGGCCACTAGGGCGGCCATGGGCGAGGCGGCCCGTGCCGTGCTGGGCGGCATCGACGTGGGCACCGACGTAACGACTGTCCGCTGGCCTGATCGCTACTCGGACCCGCGAGGCCAGGTCATGTGGCAACGGGTAACAGGGTTGCTCGACCTGACAGGGGTAGAAGGAGTAACGGGGGTAACGGGGGTAACGGGGGTAACGGGTATAGGAGGTATACAAACAACAAACACCGTCTCGCCTGCCGGCGCCATTTTGAGAAGATAGCAAAACCTGTCAAGGAGTTGCCACGATGAGCGAGGCGCCGACCTACCTGCACAAGACGTTGCCGGAGGACGAGCTAATGGTGCTCTGCACCTGGGCCGTCCAGGCCGTTGCCGCCGACCTGGGCATCGACGAGGACGACGCGCTCGAGTTGATGCGCGCCGCCGAGTCGACCGCCCGGATTCAGGTCCTCGGCAATAGCTACTTTGCCGGCGTCCAGGTCGACGGCCGCTGGATGGTCGTCGAGGGCCGCGCCAGGATCACCCAGGCCACCCGCGAGTGGCAGACCCTCCGCCGCCTCGAGCGCCAGTTCGAGGAGTAGCACGCGCGACGGTGTATCGCCGTGCGTAGTACCCTGCTCAGCAAACCCCGGCAGGGGATACCGCGACCGAAGAGGTAGCCGTGGCACTACTGGACGACCTACGCGCCCGCCGGGCCGACGCCCGCACCGCCGCAGACACCATCCTCACCCGCGCCGCGGCCGAGTCCCGCGACCTGGCCGCCGACGAGCTGACGGCCTACCAGGCCCAGGTCGTCGCCACCCGCGAAGCGGACGACGCCATCGAGGTCGAGCACGAGCGGCTGCTGGCCGAGGCCAGAGCGGCCAGCCGCGCCGGCCGCGGCCCGACCCTGAACCGCCAGGCGCTCGACACCGCCCGCGCGTTCCGGTCGGCCATCTTCGCCAAGAACCCGGCGCCGATCGAGGTCTACAGCGAGCTGCCCGACGAGTGGCCGGACGACGCGCCCGAGCCCGTCCAGGGCCGCGTCGGCCGCGTCCAGGTCCACACCCGCGACACCCTCAAGACCACGGCCACCCAGGCCCTGTCGACCGACGTGTACACCCAGATCGTCGCCCACCTGGTCGAGACCAGCTCCCTCATGGCCGCCGGCGCCACCGTCGTGACCACGGCCACCGGCGAGGACCTGATCGTCCCCAAGAGCACCGGGTTCGTCAGCTCGGCGATCATCGCGGAGGGCGCCTCCATCACCGAGTCAGACCCGACACTCGCGACGGTCACGCTCAAGTCGTTCAAGTACGCCAACTATTTCGAGATCTCCTACGAGCTGGCCAACGACACCCCCACCAACCTGATCAGCTTCCTGGCCCGCCAGGCCGCCCAGAGCCTCGGCCTGGGCACCACCGGCTACGGCGACGACATCATCAACGGCACCGGCTCCGGCCAGCCGCGGGGGCTGCTGCTGGACGCCGGCACCGGCGTCACCGGCCCCACCGGGACCGGCACGAGCCTAGGCACCCAGGGCACCGCCAACCAGGGCACCGACGCCCTGTGGAACCTCGTGGGCAGCGTGGCCGAGCCCTACGCCCAGGCGCCGACCGCCGCGTTCCTCATGCGCAACGCCAGCGACATCATCGTGCGCAAGCTGCGCGACACCACGGGCCAGCCGGTCCAGGGACTCGGCACCCGCGGGTCCATCCTCGGCTACCCCAGCTTCGTCGACCCGTTCATGCCCGCCATGGCCAACACCGTCGAGTCGATCGCCTTCGGCGAAATGGCGAAGTACTTCGTGCGCATCGTCAACGGTGTGCGGTTCGAGCGGTCGGATGAGTTCCGGTTCCAGGACGACCTGGTCGCCTTCCGGTGCATCCTCCGCCTCGACGGCGCCCTGGTCGACACCGGCGCGGTCAAGACGTTCGTGAACACCACCTGAGCCGATGCCCTGGCGCTGGCCCTGGACGCGCACCCACGATCGGGCGCTGTGGCAGATCGGCGACGTGCCGATGCAGCCGGTCGCCGCCGGCGTGCCGGTCACGCCCGACCGGGCCCTACGTCTGTCGACGGTCTGGGGCTGCGTCCGGCTGCTGGCCGACTCGGTGAGCACCCTGCCGTTGGACGTGTTCCGCGATGATGATCGTGATCCGCTGCCCACCCCGCGGCTGCTGCAACGCCCGAGCGCGGACCATCCCGAGCTGGCCGACTGGCTGTGGGCGGTCATGGCATCGCTGCTGCTGCGCGGCAACGCCTGGGGCCTGGTCACCGACCGGGCCGGCGTGCTGCCGAGCCAGGTCGACCTGCTCGACCCTGACCGCGTGAGCGTGCAGGAGGACCGGGACGCGCCCCCGGTGTTGCGTATTGACGGCACCGAGGTCGACCGCGGCGAGCTCTGGCACGTCAAGGCGTACCCGGTCGCCGGCTCCATCCTGGGCATGAGCCCGGTCGCCTACGCCCGCGAGTCGATCGGCCTCGGCATCGCCGCCGAACGGTTCGGCGCCAAGTGGTTCGGCGACAACGCCATCCCCTCCGGCGTGCTGTCAAGCGACCAGCGGCTCACCAGGGCCGACGCGCTGGAGATCAAAGAGATGTGGGAGGCCAGCCACGGCGGCCGCCGCCGCACCGCCGTCCTCGGCTCAGGTTCCCGCTTTCAGGCGATCACCGTCAACCCGGAAGAGAGCCAGTTCCTCGGCACCATCGGCGCCAACGCCGCGACGATCTGCCGCATCTACGGCATCCCCGCCGGGATGATGGCCGGCGTCGAGCTCGCCGGCCACGAGGACTACTCAAGCCCCGAGCAGCGCGCCACCGACTTCCTCACCTTCGGCCTGCGGCCCTGGTTGCACCGCCTTGAGCGCGCCGTCTCCACGCTGCTGCCGCGGACCCAGCGCGCCAAGTTCAACGCCGGCGCCATGGGCCGCGCGACCCTGCTCGACCGCTACCAGGCCCACAAACTCGGCATCGACGGCGGCTGGCTCCTGCGCTCCGAGGTCCGCGAGCTCGAGGACCGCCCACCCGTCGCCGGCATCGACGACCAGCCGCCACCCGCACCAGGGGGCATCGCATGACCGTACTCATCCGCGCATACACGGCTGAGCTGCACGTCCGCGACGACGGCGACGGCCGCACCCTGTTCGGTGCTCTCCTTCCCTGGGGCACCGAGGCCCAGGTTCAGGACCGCGGCCGCCAGGTCGTCGAGTCCTTCCAGCGCGGCGCCCTTGAGGGCACCGACCCGGCCAGGGTGCCGCTCACCGCCCGCCACCCCCGCGACGGCGAGACGCTCCCGATCGGCGTGACGGTCGAGCTGCGCGACGAGACCGACGCCCTGCACGGCGCCTGGCGCGTCTCGGCCACCACGCTCGGCGACGAGGTCCTCGCCCTGGCCCGCGACGGCGTCCCGCTGGGCCTCTCCGTCGGGTTCATCGAGGTCCCCGGCGGGTCGCGCTGGCTCACCCGCGACCGCGTGGTCCGCACCCGCGCCGCCTTGGACCACGTCGCCGTGGTGAGGGTGCCCGCCTACGCCGGGGCAGGCGTAGTCGGGGTACGGGCCAGTGGGCGGCCGGCGGTCGGGGTTCCGCTGGCCACCCTGGCCCGGCGCTGGCGGTAGCCATGAGCAAGGGACTGGGCGGCAACCTCACCCGCCATTTCGGGTCGGACCCGCGCGGCGGCCGCGGTCAACGGTGCGTCCGCTGCGGGCGCAGCATCCTGTACGGCGAACGATGCCCGCCCTGCCAGCAGGCGCTACGCCTGCGCCAGCGCCGCAAGCCACGCTGAGCCATGGGTCGCACCGGGAAGGGCGGACCCACCGGCCGGCCATGGCGCAGGGTCCGCGCCGCTGTCCTGGCCGCCTCGGACGTCTGCTACCTCTGCGCGCACCCTGGGTCGGGCGCCGTCGACCACGTCATCAGCCGCAAGGACCGCCCCGAGCTGGCGCTCGACCCCGCCAACCTGCGCCCCGTCCACGGGTCGCTGAGCCGCTGCCCGTGGTGCAAGGGCCAGGCGTGCAACGAACGCAAGGGCGACCGCCCCGGCCTGCCACCGAGCCAGCAACCACGGCAGTCCCGCCGATGGTGATCCCCTCCCACGATGCCAGGGGTTTCCCCCGTGGCCGACGGCCGGGCGCCCCCGCGCCCCCGTTCCGGTGTGTGTGTCCAGTGGTCGCGCGACCACTCTCCGCACGTGGCGAAAATCGCCACCTGACCGGGCGGTCAATCTCGGAATTTCCGAGGATGGCAGGAGGGGGAATCTCCCGTCTGGGGAAGTTCCCCAGATGACCGCCCGGTCAGGTGCGCGAATCCCGCACCTGGTCCAATGGACCACTTGGGGTCGGCCATGGTGAGGCGCTCCGCCTGCCCACCGCTGTACGCGACCCCCCGCGACCCGGGCCGCAAGACCCTCGGCGGCGCCGTCGCCAGGGTCGCCAAGGCCCTGGGCACCCCCCTCATGCCCTGGCAGCGGCTCGTCGTTGACGTGGCCATGGAGCTGGACCCGCGGACGGGTCGGCTGGTGTACTCCGAGGTCGACCTGACCACGCCGCGGCAGCAGGGCAAGACGAAACTTGAGCTCGGTGTGCTGGTGCACCGGGCGCGGACCTGGCCCGGGTCGCGGATGCTGTACTCGGCGCAGGACCGCATCCACGCCCGCGCCAAGTGGGAGGACGACCACGTCGCCACCCTCAAGCGGTCGCCCTACGCCGGCGAGTTCGGCGTTCGCTACCAGCGCGGCGACGAGGCGATCAGGTGGCACAACGGGTCGTGGCATGGGATCACGGCGCCCGGCGAGAAGGCCGGCCACTCCGACGTGCTGGACGTGGCCGTGATCGACGAGGCGTGGGCGTTCGAGGCCGGCCTGGAGCAGGGGCTGTCCCCGACGATGGTGACCCGGCCGCAGCCGCAACTGTGGGTCGTGTCCACCGCCGGCACCTACCGCTCCGCCTACCTCCGCGGCAAGGTCGAGCGCGGCCGCGCCAGGACTTACGGCCGCCCGGGCGGCCATAAGTCGGGCGTGGCCTACTTCGAGTGGTCGGCGCCGGAGGGGTCGCCCCCGGGTGACCCGGCGACGTGGCGGTCCTGCATGCCCGCCCTGGGCAGAACGATCACCGAGGCGAAGATCGCCGCCGAGTTCGAGCGCTTGGACCTGGCCGACTTCTGCCGGGCATATCTTAACTGGGAGCCAGGCGTCATCCCGGCCGACTGGCTGGTGATCGCCGAGCAGGCGTGGCGGGCCCTGGCCGACCCTGACTCAACGGCCGTCGACCCGGTGGCGTTCGCCGCCGACGTGACCCCGGAACGCTCCCACGCCGCCATCGCGGTCGCCGGGCTGCGCGCCGACGGCCTGGGCCACGGCGAGGTCGTCGACCACCGGCCCGGCACCGGGTGGGTCGTCGGCCGCCTGGTCGAGCTCGCCGGGAAGTGGCGGCCCTGCGCCGTGGTGGTGGATGACACCGGCCCGGCCGGCAGCCTGATCGCCCCGTTGGAGGCCGCCGGGATCGAGGTCGTCAAGCCGACCGGCCGCGGGATGGCCCACGCCGCCGGCGACCTGTTCGACGCCGTGGCGGAGGCGACCTTCCGCATCGTGCCCAGGGCGGCCCTTGACGCCGCCGTGGCCGGCGCGGCCCAGCGTCCCCTGGGCGACGGGTGGGCATGGGCCAGGAAGGGACTCAGCACCGACATCTGCCCCCTGGTGGCGCTGTCGCTGGCCCGGTGGGGCTTCGTCACCCGCGCGCACCTTCACGACCGCGGCCCGGGGATCTTCGTGTTCGACTGAGACGCCCAGCGCCCGCGGGGAGGACCGGACCCCGCGGGCGCTGGCGCTGGTGGGCTACTGCTCGGGCGGCTCCTGCTCGCCTTCCCGCTCGCGCAGCATGGCCGCGTACTGGCGGGACCGCAGGCCGAGCTGCCCCTTGTGCTCGACCAGCAGCGTGAGCACCGTCACGGCCAGGTGCGGCTGGCCGAAGGCCATCGCGTCACGGACGAGCCTCAGCAGGGTCATCAGGTCGTCGAGGTTGGCGCCGCGCATCGGGTCGAGCTTCGCGCCGCAGCTCGGGCAGGTGGTCACTGCGTCGTCCCTTCGGGTCGGAGCCGGTAGGCCGGGCAGCGGTGGGCGTGCCGGCCGCGGCCGCAGAACGGGCAAGGTTCGGCCTGGTTGCCGCCGTCCGCCTGGCCGCACCAGCCGGTCGGCCCGAACTTGCCGGCGAGGTACACGGTGATGGCCGGCCGGCCGCAGGTGCACAGCTCGCCGGGCTCGGCGGGGCGCTCGCTCAGGTGGTCGGTCACGACTGTTCGCCCGGCTCGGCGAGCAGCTCGGCGATCCGCTCGCGGTAGGCGAACCGGATGCCCACGTTCTGCTCGCTGAGCAGGTTCAGCAGGCCGACGACCGTGACGCGGAGCTGCGCGCCCAGCGGCGGCTGGCCGAGCGAGTCGTGGAGGGACTGGAGAAGGGCGCGTGTCTCGACGCGCGAGGTAGTCTCGTCCTTGGGCAAGGGTTCCTCCTTGCTCCGGCCCCGGGGCGCTAGCACGCCGCCGGGGCACTAACGACTATTACCGGGTAGAAACTACTCGCCGAGCTAGCCGACCCAGGCCCACCAGATCGGCACGAACAGGCCGGCCATGCCGAGGAAGCCGCCGAGAGTGCGGTCATCCTCCAGCGTGTGGACGACCTCGGCG